CGCCCGCCGCACCCTCGCCCTCGGCGGCTCCATCGCCGGCGGGCGAGCCTGCGGCGGGTGCGGCTCCTCCCGCTCCCGCCGCCTCGATCTATCGGCCCGAAGGCCTGCCCGACCACATGCTCGGCAAGTCGGACAGCGAGACGATCGACAACATGAAAAAGGCGCTGGACGGCTACCGCGCGCGCGATGCCGAGCAGAAGATCCCCGAGGACCCGAAGGCCTATGCGGAGTTTGCCGGCGAGATCCCCGAGGCGATCAAGCCGCATATCGAAAAGCTGACCGGCGACCCGCTCTATGACCGCGTGGCATCGACAGCGGCAAAGCTCAAGCTTTCCGTTCCGCAATATCAGGGCCTCGTCATGGAAATGATGTCGGCCTCGGCGGAGATGGGCATCCTCGAGCCGCCGATCAACGAGGCGGCGGAAAAGGCGGCGCTGGTACCGGAAAGCGCGCGGCACCTGCCGGAGACCGAACAGCGGGCGGCGCGCGAAAAGCGCATGACCGAGAATTTCGCCTATATCGACCAGATGGTGACGCTCGGCCGCGACAAGGGCGGGCTGTCGCAGGAGGCGGGCGACTATGCCAAGGCCATGCTCGGCGACACGGCGCGCGGGCATGAGTTCATCGAATTCCTGCGCAACCAGGGCGGCGGCGGGCATAAGGGGCCGGCCATGGACCTGAACGGCAGTGCCGGTTCGCCCGATCCCAAGGCGGAAATCTCGCGCCGTGCGGCGTTGCCGGAAAACACCTGGGGCGATATCAAATTCGACCAGAAGAGCTATGACCAGCTGCAGGCCGATCGCCGCAAGGTCTATGGCGACGGCTAGACCACACTGAACGGCTTTCGCCCGGTGGCAGGCTTTGCCCTGCATACCGGACGGGAGCGACCTGGGCGATGCGGCGGCTATCCTTCACCGGACCCGGCGCGGTCCCGGCTAATCGGCCCTCACGGTGATTTCGTCCATCACAAACTTGAGGGTTCATCACATGGCAGTTTCCGATTGGTTCCGCGAAGAGATCAAGGATCTCGTCCGCGCCCGCTACATCGCCAAGGGCGGCTATCTCGACGACACGATGCTGAAGGGCGAAAGCTCGGCCGGCACGGTCAAGTATCCGGTCGGCGGCGGCCGGGTCGAAATGTACGAACTCACCGGCGCGCTCAACGCCGTTTCCCCGCAGAATGTCACGCTCGACATGGTGACGCTCGTCACCAAGGACTACGAGGCTTCCGTCTATTTCCGCATGCAGGACGAGAAGCGCATGGGGCCGAGCCTCAAGGCGAAGCTCGCCACCGACATGACGCAGGCCCAGCGCCGCAAGAAGGACCGCATCAAGCTCGATGCGCTCAATGCCTTTGCGACCGCCGGCGGCTCGCTCACCGATACGCCGAACACGATCACGACGATCGGCGACGGCACGGCGCGCGTCGACCTGATCAACGCGATCGATGCGATCGACCAGATCTCCGGCGCCGGTTCGGACGAGGACGTTTTCTGGCCTGTCCCGAACGTCTGGATGTCGCAGCTGCTGATGTACAAGGAATTCGCCCAGGCCGAATATCAGGGCCCCGGCGATCTCCCCTTCGCCAAGGCCAGCCGCGTCACGCGCAAGACCTTCCGTGGCGTGCATGTCTTCACCATTCCGGATGAGTATTTCACCTATGGCACGGGCGGCTATGTGGCCGGCACGCCGGGCTTCACCGGCACGGGCTATCTCGACACCTTCATGTACACGAAGGACGCGGTGGGTTCCGAGACCTGGTGGGACCAGGAGAACATGACGATCGATCCGCAGCCGCAGCTCGAGGGTACGCCGAACCTGTGCAAGACCCTTCTGTCCTCGGCGTCGATCGGCCTTCTTCCGGAAGGCGTCAAGCGCGTGCGCATGCTCGCGATCAAGTCGGCGATCCGCGTCTAAGCGGTTTTCGGCCGGTGGTTCTCCGCCGGCCGGCCATCCCCTCTTTCAGAAGGAAAAACGAACATGACGCATGCTGTTACCGATCTCCGCCGGCTGAATACGATCACGCTTGCCGGAAATCGTCTCGTCCATCACTTCGACTGCGCGACCAACGACACCAAGGCGGAGCTCCTGACCGCCGGTTATTTCAACAACAGCCGCGCAGCGCTGACGGTCGGCTCCTGGGCCGATTGTGTCGTCGACGTCGACGGGACGCCGACCTTCGTCCGCGTCATCTTCACGGCGGTTCCCTCCAGCGGGAATGTCACCGTGGCGCTGGCCCAGGCGCCGGCGACCTGATCACAGGCTCCCGGAAGCACTGAACGATTGACCGCGGCCGGTAGTCTGGCCGCGGTTCTTCTTTTTTGGGGCGCGCGATGACGATCGACAAGGCGGCAATCATCAACTGGACGCTCACCGATATCGGCGTCGGGCCGGTCTTTTCGGTCGATGACGGGTCGGAACTTTCGGAAAATTGCGAGGCGGTCTGGCAGCGCACGATCGACCAGGTGTTCGGCATGCACGACTGGAGCTTTGCCCGCAAGACCTTCAAGAACAGACGGCGCGACGAAACACCGGAAAACGGCTGGACCTATGCCTTCGACCTGCCGGGCGGGCGGATCGGCAATCCGTTGAAGATACTCGACCAGGCGGGATCGAGCCCGCAGCCGCTGCGCGACTTCACGATCGAGGAGGGCATTCTCTACTGCAATGCGGCAGAGACCTGGTCGCTGTGCAAGGTCGAGGTTTCGCCCGACAGCTGGCCGCCGGAATGGCGCGCCGCCTTCGTCGTCGCCTATGGCGGTTATCTGGCGGCGCCCGTCTGGGGCGACGAGGACATGCGCAATTCGCGGCTTTCGGAAGCCTTCGGCACGCCATCCAAGGAGGGAACCGGCGGGCTGTTCGGCCGGCTGATGGCGCAGGACAAGGCAAGCAATCCGGTCGGAACGCCGATGGCGAACGACAGTCCGCTGACGACGGTGCGGCCGCAAGGCATGGGCGCCATGGGCTGGGCCGGGAGGTATGAATAATGCGGCTTCGCGGTCCCCTCAAAAGCTCGGCCAATGCCGGGCAGTTTTCGCAAGACCTGTTCGGCAAGGTCGGGCTAAAGCCGTATTATTCGGCGGCCAAGATCATGCGCGGCCTGGAGCCGATCCCGCAGGCCGGCTTCGATCTCCTGCCCGGAACGGCCGATCTCGGATCGGTGCTTTCGCCGACCTGCGCCATGGGCGTGCTGAAAGTCCGCGCCGGGCTTTCCTATGTGATGATCGTCTCGGCCGGCAAGGTAGAAATCTGGCGCAATGACCGGGTAAAGGTGGCGACGAAAACAATCGTATCGATAACCGTCGGCATGATCCCGGACCTGGGCTTCTGGGGCGAGGCCAATACGTTCGGCATCTTCCATCCCGACATCAATGCGGTGGGCGGGCTTCGGCTGTTTCGCAACGAGGCCGACGACACGTCCTGGACGGTCGGTGCCTGGCCGCTCGAATTCATTCCGGAGGTCGATCTCGGCGGGACCTATACCAAGACCAGCGACGTCTGGGATCTCTATATCCGTTGGTCGGGCGCGCCGCCGGCGCTCACCTTGAGCTGCACGGTCGACGGCGTCGACACGACGACGGTCAAGCTCTACGACAATCTTTCCGCCCTTTGCTCGCCGGAAGACCTGAACGCGGACTGGCCGCGCTTTGCGACCGACATCGCGGCGGCGATCTCCGACCTGCCGGGCTTCTCGTCCGGCGTTTCCGTCGCCTACAATGTCGGCGACATCGCCAGCAATTACCGGCCGTTCACCGTGACCTTCGGCGGCGCGCTGGCGGGCGCGGAATATGAATTCGACGCGCAGGTGGTCAATACCACGGATGCCTCGGCGCTGGTGACGCATGTCGAGGTCGGCGAGACGGAAGGCGAGGCGCTGGTGTCGGTGACGCGCGGCGGCTTCGCCGGCATGGGCATGTACCAGGACCGCGCCGTCTATTTCGCGCCGGAGGCCCGCCAGGCCGCGCTTTGCATGTCGGAAACGGCGGAATATTTCAACGTCAACATCAAGGCGGTGAAGGACACCGGCGCCCGGCTCGAGGCTTTGCGCACCTCGACCTCGGAAGTGATCTATCACGTTCTCGACAATACCTATCTGCTGGTCTTTACCGACCAGGCGGAATGGTTCGCTTCCAATCGCACGGTCAACCGCAACGAGCCCTTGAACTTCGTTCGCGCCTCGGAAGTCGGATCGAAGAAGAACTGCCGTCCGGTCAACATCAACGGGCTGGTGTTCTTCGTTTCGCCGGATGGCGGCATCCTGTCGTCGATCATCTATGACGCGGTCGGAACAACCTATACGCCGACGCCGGAGAATGATCTCTGCAAGGACCTGGTGGCCAATATCCGCGACCAGGTGGTGCAGCGCAAGATCGGCTCGTCGACCTCTGCCCGTAACTGGATGCTGCGCGAGGACGGGCGGCTGGTCTGCCTGATCGTCAATAAGGCGCGCGAACAGAATATCGTCGCTCCCTCGGAATGGGGCGTGCATGGCGGCGGGCTGGTCAAGGCGCATGCGGTCGACGGGTCCGAACAGGTGTGGCTGGTGGTCGAGCGCGGCGGCGCGGCGCGGGTCGAGGTCATGGAAGAGGCCAGCGTCAACATGCTGCAGGCGGCGATCCGGGTCACGACGGATGCGGCCGGGGTGGCGACTGGGCTTTCCGTGCACAATGGCCGCACGGTCTGGGCGGCGATCGAGGGCGATTTCCACGGGCCCTACGTGGTTTCCGGCGGGCAGGTAACGATCGACGACGCGCCGTCCAAGCCAGCGATCATCGGCCTCTGGGAACCGCCGGTCTATGAAAGCATGCCCTATGTGCGTGTGTTGCAGGATGACAGCGTGGTCAAGCGGCCCGGCGCGGTGAAGGCGGCTTCCATCTATGTGATCGACACGACCAGCCTTGCGGTCGGCGCCAACGGGCGCGCCGCGCGCGACCTGCCGCTCAACCGCATGTCGGACGATCTTTCCGCCCCGAAAAGCGGCTTTACCGGCGATGTCCTGGTGGCCGGACTGAACGGGGTATCGAACGCGCCGACAATCACCTTCACGCAAGTGCGGCCGGGACGGCTCCGGCTGCGCGATTATGTTCCGGGGGCGAAACTCTGATGGCTGAACTGGCGATGGCGACGATCGGCTCGATCTTTGGCGGCACGGCGGCGGCGGGAACGGCGGCCGCCGGGACTGCCGCGGCGGGAACGGCGGCTGCGGCCGGTGGCGCTGCGGCGGGCGGCATCACGGCAAGCTCGATCCTGCAGGGCGCGGCCGGGCTGCTCGGCATGTTCTCCGCCATTTCTGCCGGCAATGCCGAGGGCGATGCGCTGGATCTCGCGGCCGAGGATGCGGCACGGGAAAAGCCGCTGGAAACGCTGCAGGGGATTTCGCGGCGAACCTCGATCAAGGCGGCAATGATGGAACAGATCGGCAGCCAAGACGTGGCCTATGCCGCATCGGGCACGGACCTGACTTTCGGCACGCCGGTGCAGGCGCGCAAGGAGGCGTTCCGTCAAGGCGATCTCGGCATCACCACGGCGGTCGGGACCGAGCAGACGCGGATCGCCCGCCTCGACGAGCGCGAGGCGAACTATCGCAAGATGGCGGACAAGGCGCGGGCCGGCGGCTGGCTGAAAGCGGCCTTTACCGGCTTCGACACGGCGGCCTCGATGGCGGGGAGGTATTGATCCATGGCCAACCAGCGCCGCGAGGCTGTTTCCTATCGTCCGTTCCGTGTCGCGCCCGTTCTTTCCGAGGGGCTGCTCGGGGTGAAGCGCGACGACGGCGAGCTCGAGCGCAAGGCGGCGGCCGGCTTTGCCCGCATGGCCGACCAGTTCGGCCAGAAGGCCGATCGCGAAGCGGCGATCGCCGGCGAAAGGGCAGGGCGTGCGGCGGCCATGGCGGGGGCGCCAGGTGCCGCCACGATTTCCGGGGGCGAGCAGACGACGGCGAGCGTCAACGGGCAGGCCGGGCATATTGCCGGCGCGCGTGGCGGGGTTCGCGTCTATACCGGGCCGGAGGCCGAGCAGGCCAAGGCCATCATCCGCGACGAGGAAGGCTTTCGCCCGGAACCCTATTGGGACGTGAACGCCTGGCGCATCGGCTATGGATCGGACACGGTGACGCTGGCCGACGGGCGTTCGGTCAAGGTCACGCCGGGCATGAAGATCAGCCGCGAGGATGCCGAGCGGGATCTCGACTATCGGCTTTCCGCGCGCGAGGGCGCGGCCGCGCGCCGGCAGCTCGGCGAGGGATGGGACGTGCTGCCGCCCAATGTGCAGGCCGTTCTCAAGTCGGTGGCCTATAATTACGGGTCGCTGCCCAATTCCGTCGTCGAGGCGGCCAAGGGCGGCGATCTCGGCCAGATCGCCTCGGCGGTGCGCGGGCTGGGCGCCAATCCCGGCCGCCGCGCCCGTGAGGCCTCGCTGATCGCCGCCGGCAACAGCGCGCCGGCTTCGCCATCCGGGCAAAGCTATCGCGAGATCCCGGCCTCTTCGGTCGGGCCCGTCACGGTGACGCCGGTCGATCGGCCTGTCGAGGTAACGCGCGGGACGCCTGGCGGGTTTCGTCCGACCGGGCGCGACACGTTCTATGGCCGCGCCTATGACGTGGCCGGAACGAAAACCTATCTGCAGGATCTGGAGCTGACCATGCTGCAGGACCAGCAGGCGGTCTACGATGCCTACAAGGACGATCCGGCCAAGCTGCAAAAGGCCTATGACGAGCTGCTCGAGGCGCATATGGGCGACCATGTGTTCGAGGAGATCGCGCCGGAATATTCGGCGGCCTTCCGCAAGCGCTCGATGGGCCTGGTGGAAAACGCACGCTCGGCGGCGGAGGAAAAGCGCAAGGCCGAGGATCGCATGTCCTTCATCGGCCGGGTCGAGGACATGGAGAATGCCAAGAGCCGTGCGCTGGCCGGGCTCGATCCGGCAAGCGATGCGGCGACGGCGGAGCTTTCGCGCCTGCAGGGCACGATCGACGATCACTATGACACGGCGGTGGCGCGCGGGGTGCTGACGCCGGTGGAGGCCGAGAAGGCCAAGCGCGGCAGCCGCTCCGACATGCTGACGGGCTTCTACACGAAGCAGGCCTCGACGATGCGCGCGGACGAGATCCGCACCATGCGGGCCGACATGACGCGCGACTATGCCGACGGCAAGCTCGAGGGGGTTTCGGCCGACGACTGGACGCGGATCGAAAGCGGGCTGATCGCGGCGGAAAAGGCGCGCGAGACGCAGGACGCCAAGGCCGATGCGGACCTGAAGAAGCGGGGCGACGATCTGGCGAAGCGCGTGGCGAAGGGCCTGCCCGTCGCACCCGACGAACTGGCGCGTTTCCAGCTGGATGCCGGCACCGCGCCGAACGGGGCCAAGATCTCGGCCTCGACGCTGTCGCTGATGCGCGTATCGGAAGCGATCCGGACGCTGCCGATCGGCGAGGTGGAGAAGCGCCTGCCAGCGCTGATCGGCACGGATGCCGGTCCGGACGATATCGACGCCGCGCGCGGGCTGGTTGCCTCGCACCGCAAGGAAATCTCGGCCGACCCGATCGGGGTTGCGGAACGGTTCGGGGTGCTGCCGGTTTCGCCCGGCCTGCCGCTCGACGAGGGGGCGGATGCCGATGGCGTGTCGATCGCCTTTGCCGAACGGATCAACCAGGCGCGGGTGGCGGCGCGGCACTTTGGTGTTTCTCCCCGCTATTTCCGCCCGGGCGAGGCCGAGGCGATCGAGGCGGCGGTGACGGGCGATCCGGCCAATGGGCTCGCCATCGCCGCCGGGCTGGTCGATGCGGCCGGGCGGGATGCGCAGCGCGTGCTTGCCGAACTGGGCGAGACAGCGCCGGCCGTGGCGGGGGCCGGCGAGATCATGGCTGTGGGCGGCGACCCGCGCGCGGCGCGCGATCTCCTGGCCGGGCACGGCAAGACGCCGGACGGCAAGGCCTATCCNGACCGGGCGATNACCAAGCGCATTCCGCAGGCNCGCGCGATNGCCGGCGAGGCGCTGGCCTTTGCGCCCGAGCAGATCAACCGGCTGGACGAGCAGGCGGCGGCGATCGCCCGCAAGCGGCTCTACGATGGCGGGATCGATCCCAAAAGCGAGGACGCCAAGCCGGTCTATGAGCGGGCATTCCAGGAAGCGGCGGGCGCGACCTATGCC